ACTATCAGGTATTTAACGACATCGGCTTTACAATTGAATCTGGTGAGACGAACTACCAACAACAAGACCTTGGCGAGATCATACTCATTACCCAAGATGCTCGACCCCTAATCACACAAGGTGGGCTGCCAGAACTTGTGACACAAGACCTAAGCCCACTCTTATCACAAGATGGCCTTATATTCGTACCACAACAGGTCTCACCTGACAATACAGCGCTTCTAATAGCCCAACAGAACGCCAACACAGGTTTTGGGAATTTATCGCTGCCACATGTGGATTTATCAATATCTACCGATGGCGGGGCTACATTTGGCAATGAGTGGGCTTACTACTTGCCACCAATTGGTGTGCGTAAGAACAGGCTTATGTGGTGGCAGCTAGGCATTGCGAATGATTTTGTCCCCCAGTTTAAGTTTTGGGGATTAGGCAGGTTTGTGGCCACTGATGGCCTTGTTAACACTAGGACATAATTATGGGAACAGCAAATCCTAACCAAATGCAGTCGATATTCCCAGACCTGCCACGGGAAATTCCGGTTATTGATGCAAAGACTGGCGATTTCATGCCGTTATGGTCACTAGGACTATCATCGCTTTTCCAGGCATTACAAGAGAACTATAAGAACGAGGGCATTATATTCCCAAGATTGTCGGCACAGAACATTGCCAACATACAGGCCATATACACTCCATTAATAGGTTCGCCGCTGCCTATCAACATACAGGACATTAGCGGTCAAACTGTATTCGATACCACTAATAGGGTTTCCAAGCAATTTGTAATAACTTATGACAGTGCAACGCCACCAAACATATTGGCAGCACAATGGAACATCTTAAGCTATCTGGTTTTAGGCTCAGGAAACCCTAACGGTTCACAGGCTGGAGAGGTATCTTGGTTTTACTATGACCTAGTAGGTCATGTATTATATATTTGTACGACGAATGGCGGCACAGGAAGTGCTGTCTGGACTGCCGTTTAGCGGCAATGTGATTTATATGGTTTAAGGACGAATCATGGCATTCAATACAACTGGTTTTGGCCTAGGAATGGGCGCAGGCAATATTCTTGGAGGCCTTGCAGGACTGTTTGGTGGTAAAGGGAAGAATCCCGCCAACGCTGCTAATAAATACGTTTCACAAATTCCAAACTCCACAGCACCTTATTATGCTCCATGGCTTGGGGCTGGCATGCAAACACTCCCGCAGCTCCAAGGCCAATACAGCCAACTTACGAATGACCCAGGCGCTAAACTAAACCAAATAGGTAGTTCATTCCATGAATCACCAGGTTTTCAGTTTGCTTTACAACAGGCATTACAAGGCGCTGGACATCAAGCTGCTGCTGGGGGCATGGCAGGATCGCCTGAACACCAACAACATAACATGGAACTGGCTACTAATTTAGCCAACCAAGATTATTACAATTATTTAAATGGTGCTACTGGTCTCTATGGCCAAGGCTTATCGGGCATGCAAGGTCTCTCGCAACAAGGCCAACAGGCAGGACAATCATTGGCAGACCAAATAGCGCAATCATTGGCACAACAAGGACAATATGGTTATGAAGGCCAAGCAGGCAAGAACGCATCACAAAGTAGCTTTTTTGGCAACCTTGGCTCAGGCCTTGGATTGCTGGGCGCATTTTTGCCTTGGCACTAGGGGGAATTGAAAATGGTATTTACAGCATTTCAAGCAAGACGCCTACATCCTGAAGAAGTGAATCCTATGGCTGGCGCTGTGTCAAAAGCTATGGAGGGTTTCGGCCAAGGCATGAAAGCAGCCTATATGCCTGGGAACTTGAAACAAGACTTGCTTAAAAAGGAGATCCTTAATAAGTATCTACCACAAATGCAAGAGGCTGAGATTTTCGGAAAACAATTTTCACCATTAGCAAGTCTTGCAACTACACCTATGTTTCTAAACAACCCAAGATTTCAAGCAGCCCTTGGTGAACTCGTATCAAGAAACATGCATTTAGGATCAGAAGGTGGTCAAGGGTATGGTCATGGCAATATGAACCAGAATACCTACGCAGGCCAAGCCAACCTAGACTACAAGGCGGCTGAAAACCTTGCAAAAGAACTTAGTAAAGCAGGGAAAATAAAAGGCTACATTTCAAGTGCTGGCGGAGGGGCTGTAAATTATCTTGGAGACATAGGCAAGAAAATCATAGACCTTTTACCAGGCGGCAAAACAAAAGAACTTGTAGACCCTGCTTTGGCTGGAAAAACACATCAATTTGAAACATATATTAATAGCCTCAAGACTCGCGCATTGCAAACCCAGAGTGCTACTCCTGCTGAAATAGAAGAAACCTTTAGCCAGCATAAGGACGAGAACCCAGCGCAACGCCTTGCGAGAATCAAAACTAGAATGCCCGCATTATTTGAACAAGCGCAATTGGAACAACAGGGCGGAGAACCAGAGCAACAAGAAGCGATGGGAGCCGCAGAAGAAGGCAGTGTAACGCCAGAACAAGAAGAAGGCCATAATGATAATGAATTACTTACTAAGGCATCTAAACTATCCGACGAAATAAAAGAAAAAACTGGTCATGATATCGATCCACAATTTATTGTGAATTATTACAAGTCAAATCCTGGTAAAATTAACATTGCACAATTATTAAAAACCGCAGCGGTGACAAGATGACCTTTGACGTGGATTGGGGCGATATAAAAGCGCCTTCAAAAGCTAAAGCGGCAAAAAAAGCCAAGTCTTCTACAAGTTTTGACGTGGACTGGGGAGGCTTGTCTGAGAAGCCACCTATAAATGCTCTGAAAGAGAAACACCCATTGCTTTATAAATTAGCTGAACACCTACAAGGCAATCCACTGCTTGAAAAAGCTGGTGGTATAGCAGAGAAATTCAATCGTGGTGTAGAGCAAACTGGACTGCCATCCATGGCCAAAGGCTTCTTTGGCACAGGCATAAATATGGGACGCGGAATCGCCAACCTAATCCCTGGCGTAAACATCCAAGAACAGGAATATCCACAATTAAACATTGGTCCGAACCAAGAACGCATAGCTGAATTCATAGGCTCTCTGGGCATGGGCGTTCCTGCATTTAAAGGCTACCAAGCTGCCAAACAAGGCATAAACATGATTCCCTGGGCGTCCCATATACCAGAAATCATAAAGAACTTGAGCGCTGGTGGTCTGGCAGGGTCGGTCCTGTCGCCAGACAATAGGATTCTTGGTGGCGCTTTAGGCGCTGGATTAGAAGGCGCAGGCTCTGCAATTCGTGGTGGTAAAAACTTCATAGCCAATCGTAACACAGGCGCTAAAGGGCGTGAGTATTTAGAAGCCCAGTTGACCCTAGAACGTCAAAAGGCCGCTGAACAATCCGAAAAAGCCATCGCAAAACACAACTTTGGCAAAAATACCCCTGAAGCCCTAGAATTGTCCGCTAAGGAGAAAGAGCAACAGTTCCTAGAAAACCAAAAGCGCCAAGAGAAGTTTGGTGAAAATGCTAAGATGCTTCCTGGCGAGCAGACAGTCCCAGAGGTTGAGCATCGCCTGGCAGAAAACACGAACGCCTTACAACAACACTTAGGCCATGGAGAACCACATTCTTTACTGCTTTCAGACCGCATTTCTAATGCCATAGAAGGCGTTCCAACTATTGAACCACACCCAGTCACAGGCTATCCAAGAGTAGTCCGTAAAGGCGGATTGCGCGAACAAATAGGTTCCCAATACGATAAGCTTGCAGAAACGTTCCCAGAAAAAATACAATTGCCTGGGAAAGTCGACGTTCAAGGCATTCAAAAAGAATATGATACCTTTTTGAAAGACTTTCCTAACGTTGCAGACGAAACCAAGGAAGAATTCAGACAAATTGCAGCCAAGACCCATCCAGGCCTTCCTGGGAAAGAAATCAACCCTAAGGCCTTCTTTAAGGCCTATAGAGCCATGAAACAGCAAGAAGGCAACCTTAGGTCTAAAGCACACACTTTCGGAACAAGCCTTGCAGACGCGGAAATCCTTAACAAGAAGGCGGATTCTCTAAAACATACTTATGAAGACATGCAAAAAGTAATTGAGGACCATTTCCCTAAAGATACTATTAAAGAACTGCATCGCATAAACCATGAATATTCAACCCAGATTGCCCCTCTGAATAAAAACAAGGTCTATTCGGACATGCGCAACAGCGGGAACATATCCGGTAATATTCTTGAAAAGCTTTCTGGAAAAGAAAAGGGCAACAATCTGGTTCGTGATATGATTATGAATGATCCGGAGCTATCACGCTTAGCATTAGGCCATAGCTTTGCTGAAAAGCCCCAAAATCTGCTTAAGCCTAACCAGATCATAGAGCCCTATATTAAGGCGAGCCCTGAGATTTCTAACCTGCTCGGACAACAACGTCAAGCACAACAGAACCTTTTGACAGCACAACAGAACGAGCTTCTAGTAAGCCAATTTGAGAACCAACCCAAACTCCGCGCTGAGTTCAACAGACAGCGCGCCATGGCCAAACGCTTACGTGATGAAGCTGAAGTAACTGGATTGTCTAAGGCTGAAGTATTGCGACGTAAAGAGGCCTACGAACAAGCGCAGCGCAAGCTTAACAGCACAATCAAGAAGGCATTAGGGGGAATAGGAACCAGTGTTGCTGGCGGATATACGTTGAAAAAGCTGTTAGAATAAAAAACACTATGGTTTTTATGATGCATTGTGTTACACTAACGCCTCTTTAATCACATGAGGCATTATTATGTTACATTGCATATTCTTAGGCGTTGTTGTATTTGTTGTTTTAGAAATATTTTTACCTTAATAGTTAAAATTAACTAAAGGATTAGTTATGGCCATAAATCCCGCGCTGCTTATTGCGGCTCCCATGTTACAGGACAGTTTTGTAGATAAAGACGGCAGCCCAATGTCTGGCGGCACAGTAACATGTTTCGCAGACAACAGCAGAACCACACTTAAAAACTGGTACTATCAGACTGGAACGCCAGGCAACTATACCTACGTGCCATTGCCAAATCCACTAACATTATCCGCAGCAGGAACGATTTGCGACATTAACGGTGTAGACACCATACCGTTCTTTTACCCATTTGCCGAAGCCCTTAGCCCTACAGGGCAATACATCGTTGAACGTTATTTTATAACCATTGTAAACCATGCGCAGACAAACCAAATAACACGCGCTAATTTCCCATACAACATTGACGAGTCCATAAACGGCAATACGAACCCTGAGCTAGATAACCTTATTATCAATAACGGGTTCTGGAGAAATGTCGGTACGATGCTGTTTAACAACACGCCACCAAACAATATTACGTCGGCAATAGTATGTCCTAGCCAGCATGACGGGTTCCGTTATCCCGACATACAGTTCATCAAGAACAATACAACAGCCACTGACACAATAACATTTACAAAGTTTCCGCTATCTAACTCCCAGGCATTAACAGGCGATGTTACGCCTGAGTTCTATATAAACCACGACTGCTCTAATGCCGGTTCTAGCGAAACCCAGAAGTGCTACCAATTCCCAGTACAACTACATGTAAATGTGCTGGCAAATTTCCAGTTTACGTTTACCATACAAGCCCAAAACATTGGGGGAACCGCAACGGGACAAAACGTACTGAAAATCTTCCTGCTACAAGACACAGGCACAGGCACGTCTTCACCAACACCAACATTATTAGGGCAAATATCGGTAAGCACGTCTTGGACAAAATACAGCTTTTCTAGCGTGTTTCCGGCCACCTCTGGACTAACGCTCGGCAACGGTGGTGATGATGGCTGGTATATCCAGGTACAGCTACCGCTAAACCTAGATTGCAATATAAACTTTACAAGCCCATCCCTGTATCTGGCTACAACGTCGCCTACAAATGCGTTCCTGACTTATGACCAGGTGAATAGCGTTATTTCAAGCCCTAGGACTGGTGATATTAGGATCACTACGAATCCCTTCTACAATTCAGGAAACAAATGGGTCTATGGTTGGGTTCCTATGAACAACGGAACTATTGGAAGTGCTTCATCAAATGCAACCACAAGACCTAATACAGATACATGGCAGCTTTATAATCTTATTTGGAACTTTGCAGTAGCCTACGATACGGGCGGAACCTTTAATGCCATAGCTCAAATTTATACCAGTTTAGGCGTAGTAACTAATTATGGCGCAAGTGCCATTGCAGATTTTAACGCAAACAAGCAGCTTAGCCTTACCAGAGCCATGGGTGAGGTCTTTTTAGGCACTGTACCTATAAAAGCGTTACTAGCTGGGACACCAACATTTGCAGGTTGGAGTTCTGTTGTGACGGACTCTAGCTCTAGTGGACTCCTGTTTACAACTGATGCATCTAACTTATTGGCAATGTTTGTAGGCTCTACTGTGACTTTTACAAATACTGGTGGTGCGCTTAACTCAAGCATTCAAGCGAACGCGGTTTACTATGTTGTTCCCCAGACAACCACAACCTTTAAGATTTCAACGACCTTTGCGAACGCTATTGCCAATGTGTACGTCCCGTTTGGCACACCTGGATCTGGGACGACCACTGCGTTCTTACAAACGACAGGCTCCATTGAGGGTGAATACGCGCATCAACAATCAACAAATGAACTCGCAACACACCAGCATGCATTTTTAAATTCTACACAAACAGGCGTTGGTGTAGGAACCTACCAAAACGGTGGTGCTACGGAAGCTTTACAATCCACATTCCCCGCAACTGTATTTACAGATTTTGCAGGCTTGGGTGGACCTGCAAACATCACACAGCCTGGGGTGTTTAATAATATATTTATTAAGCTATAATGCGTATGGTTATGTAATAAACATGACACAAGGTTGTGTCGATAATTTGCTAGAAAATAAACATAAGGACAAGGAATGTCTACTACACCTCTTACCTTTGGTCGTGATCAGCAAGGCTATAACGCTTATGCTCCACAGCCCAGCACTGTTAAATATTCAGCGACTCTTACTGTAGGCAACGCTACCAGTATCACTGTGCCTACTACATATCATACCTGGATTGTGTCTTTTAGGTACTACCCAAATGATGTCTGGGTAGATGTATCAGGGGCGACCGCTGCAATTCCCGTTGGCGCTACATTGGCCGCTACTACATCTGAAATGAATCCAGCATCCTTGACCCTACAATCTGGCACCACTATAAGCATGATTACAGATTTAGCGACAGCTGATGTGTCAGTTGTAATGTGGCCTGTGAGTTATACATAATGCCTTCAATACTTGATCAGTTTGACTTTGATGTAAATTACGCAATGGCGACTGATTCGGTATTTACATTGGTGGACGTAGAATTAACGGCACCGTTTCCACCTATAGTTGGTTATTTTTTACTGTTAGATGGCACTAATTTTTTGCTGCTCGATGGAGAGAACCTAGACTTATTGTAAGGCTAGGAGGTACATACTGATAAGGATTTCAGAATGTCTAAAAATATTCACCAGGTCTATTTGACCAACCCGATAACGTCCAATTCTGGTACGGACTTAATGTACTTTGGCCTGTCTCCATACGGTGCCACGGATGATGCCGCGATGCTCTACAGTAACTTCTCAGCACAGTTCGTATTATCAACGCTGGCAACACACAATGCAGTCCTTACCACGAACGCCACAGGTGTAATAACGCCAATTGCCGTAACGGATGGGCAGGTAGTGATAGGTTCAAGCACTGGCGCACCATTGGCTGCAACACTTACTGCCGGAACGGGCATAAGCATCACCAACGGCCATAACAGCATTACCATAGCTTCTAATGGCGCTAATCCATGGGTAGACCAGACGACCGCTTCTGTGACTATGGCCACAAATACAGGCTATACCTCTGACGCAGGGGCGTCCCTTGTAACGTTTACATTGCCAGCATCCGCAAACATTGGCGACTGGGTGGAGATAAACGGAAAGAACGCTGGAGGATGGACAATAGCTCAAGCTGCTGGACAGTCAATACATTATGGCAATCAGACTACCACAGTAGGCGTTGGTGGCTCGCTTGCGTCTTCAAACCAGTTTGACTGTGTTCGCCTTAGATGTATTACAGCAAACACAACATGGACAGTTGTATCAGCAATAGGAAACTTAACCGTAGTTTAGTACAAGGATTGTAAAAATGACTACTAATAATTCAATTAATAATGCCTCACCTAATGTTGCAGCCCACAGCCTTCTATTAAGCCAGGGAGCTTCCAACCAAACAGGATTACTTCTAGGCGCAGGCCAATTGGCCATTGGTACAACCGCTAGTGATCCTTCTGCGGCTTCACTCACCGCAGGCACAGGAATCAGCATCAACTCAGCCAGTGGTAGTGTGACGATATCTAGTAGTGGAGTTGGCTCCCTTGTTTGGAATGATGTCTCAGGAACCACGCAAGCCGCTGTTGTGAACAATGGTTACATTATCTCCAATGCAGGACAGACCACGGTGACCGTACCTGCAACAGCTGCAGAAGGGTCAGTAATTGGCGTAGCTGGCAAAGGCGCTGCGGGTTGGATATTACAGATGAACACAGGTCAAACCTGCCATTTTGGCAATAGCGCAACTACCAGTGCGGGAAGTCTTACTAGCACGAACCAGTGGGACTCTGTGCAAATACTATGTGTGACAGCTAACACTACATTTTCTGTTATAGCCGTACAAGGAAATCTAACCGTAGCATAAGGACATGCCATGGCAATTGAAGAACGTTTTACAGAACTACCGACCACCAGTGGCGCACAGATGTCGGACATTATATGTGCTGTGCAGGGCTATGTGTCCCCGTCAAATCTAGGATTGTCTGTACAAGAAACCCTACAGCAGGTTTTTACCCTGTTTAATTCAAACATTATCTTGTCAAATGCTGGCGACCCCAATGGCGTTGTAGCTGGAACTACATTCCAACTCCTTTGGGACACCACGAACCATATCCTCTGGGTTTGTACCACATCTGGAACTACTACAACCGCCGTCTGGACTGTGGCCATCGGTTCCCTGACTAATGGTGAGGTTTTAATAGGCTCTACAGGCAATCCACCAACCAAGGCGACCCTTACCGCGGGAGCCAACATATCCATAACCAATGGCGCTGGAAGCATCACGATTGCCGCTACAGGTCTTGCAGGATTTAGCTGGACAACCGTTTCTGGTTCATCACAGGCCATGCTTGGAAACAACGGTTATATTACAAATAATGCAGGCCTTGTAACGTTAACGTTGCCCGCAACAAGCACAGTTGGGGATGAAATAGACATCATTGGCAAAGGTGCTGGTGG